CAGACTCGCCCATCTCTATCGCGGTTTTTGTGTCCCCGTCCCTTTGCGCGATTTGCGAACGAGCCTCGTACCACTCCGCAGAGCCTTGCAGATGCTTCGACAGCTCTGCCGCATCAGCATCACGCTTCTTCTTGTCGGCGTACTGGTTAGGCACGTTACCAATGGCCGTACCCAGATCGAACAGGCTTTGGGTCATTGCTGGACGCCCGAGGTTGCTCAGGAATCCTTGTGAAAGTCTAGCCATGATAACTCCTTATTTAAACAATCCGCCGAGCGATGCTTCGGCAATTCTCCCGCCCAGACCACCCACAATGTTGGCCTGACCCAATGCAGACTGAAGCAGGGCGTCGAGTCCCGTGGCGTAGGTTTCTCCATACGCCTGAGATTGAGCCAAGAGGTTCAGTCTTGCCTGCTCCTGTGCAGTCATTCCAGGCTGCAGCGCGGAGATCATCTGTGCCTGCGGAACATAACCTGCTGCCAGCATACCAGTGCCGAGTCGAGCTTGACGGTCTTGCTCTTGTCCGGCGAACTCCATAGCGTTCAGCATGGCTGCGTTCCTGGCCTCCTCCTGCGCCTTAGCGAGGGCCAGTTCTTGTGGTGTACCACCAAACATGGAGGTTCTGACACCACTTCGACCCTGATTGAACAGTCTCTGTTCTAATGCGAGGCGTTGACGCTCTTCCTCTGGAGACATGACCGCTCGCATTCGGTTATACACCTCTTGCTCTCGTTGTGCAGTAGGCATTGCTGCTTGGTCAAAGAACATGCTCGCTTGTTGGAGCGCCTTGTTGTACATGGCCTGTTCTTGCGGAGACATTTGGAGTTGAGACACCCCATCCTGGTTGACAGAGAAACGCCCCCCAGTACCCGTGGTGACCGTGTATGGTCGGAACTCCATTCTGCTAGAGAGTCGGTCAGCAAGACCTTCTGGCCCAGCAAACTCTCCGTATGCTCGTTCTCCAATTTCTGCAAGCCGGTCATAGCCTTCCTTTGCAAGAAGACCGCCAGCTACTGCCCCACCACCGCCAATGAGATTTTTCCAAAATTCTTCCATTATAGTATTCTACCCGTCAGTGCAAGCACGTTAATCTCCTGTATCGACAACTCTGTGCCGTCAATGTCTACTTCAATTCTTATTGACAGCGTAGCCCCGCTGCCATTCGCGTTCACGGGCTTCCTGATGACAATGATGCCTCCGCTGAACTGGCCTATGTTATACTGGGCCACGTTAAACTCTGCTGATGCGTCAGAGTCCACGACGATAGTCTTTGACCCCTGCCTGGAACCAAAGTCATATTTCCACTTGAGGGATACGTCCTGACCCGACCCGCCGATGATGGTCGGGCGAATCTTCTTCAGGAGCTTTAGTCTAGCCGCGTCTCCGAAGGATAATTCCGGGCTGGAATAAACCATCCTATAGGCGGTTCCATTATCATCGTAACCGGAATAAGTCCCAATGCCGTCTGACGACCCAATCCTCAAATCACCATCAAAGGTGGATTCATAGCACGTCCATAAGGTGTTGGGCCATCTTGTTACCCTGAAAGACCCGTCCTCTAGCTGCTGCCTTACATCGAAGCAGTAAGTCGTTGTTCCGCCAACAAAGGTAATCAGGTAAAAGTTTTCCTCGGGGTGGTAGACAGAGCGAAAGTAGGCGGACTCAGAATTAATCAGAGTTATAATGTCATCGGTAATTGTGTTGGACAGCCTTGCGATAGGCAGAGAGTTCTCCTGAATGGTTCTACCAAGACCTCTCAATCCATCCTTGGCGAGAAACAGCAGGTCTTTGCCGGTGTTCTGTACAGTGTCCCTGTCCACACACCCGATACCGCTGATCGTGTCGGATATCGCCATGTTCGCCGGATCGTCAGCGCCCGAATAGACGATGATGGACTCTCTACCAAACACCACCAAGAAGTCATTGTGCGCCGCAAGAGCCACAATCTCATCATAGCCGTTAGGCCACGCCTCTTCTACGTCGATAGAACCCGAGCTACCACTACTCCAGTTGTGCCCCTGCTGAAGGTCTGACCAGTAGATTATATTTGGGTTTCCGTTTACGTCTGCAGTGAACAGCCTTCCCCACGCTGCAAGCACCTCATTGCCGTACATCGTAGATGATACCCCGTGGGCACCGCTGACAGAGGACATTTTAGTGACGGCCCCAAGGGAGTTGGAGTACACCAGAGGCTCTTGTCCGGCCTGAAAGAAGTACAGGTGGTCATTAAAGTTGACCAGTTTCCAGTTGTCGTTCGATACCGTGTACGAGGCTGGGGTGGCGTCAGTCAGGGTTGTGGTTCCAGAGAGGATCTTGTTATTTCCTACACTGAAGACCAGCGTATTACCAGCAGAGTCACGAAACTCCTTGATCGCCCTCAGAGAGTCCGAGCCTAGCTCCGTCATGGTTTCTGTGACAACCGAGTATCCTTTTCTTGATGCGAGCCTACCCCTGCGGTCAATCACCGCATTATCGGCAACCTCAGCGAAAGACGGGTCTTGCGCCAAGGGAGAGTCCTCGGTGTTCACCCCCTTGAATGCCGGGGCGATGAGGTTGATACTCTTGAGTGGTTGCGCCATTATGGAGTGTACCAGATAAATTCTTCAGGGTGTCGTGATACGTCAATCGCAATCGCGTCCGACAGGAAGTTGTTGGCAATTTCAAAGTATTCCTGCGTAGACGTACCTCCGGTCTCGCCACGCTCCCTCGCTGCAAGGGCAAGGGCAAGGTGGATAACAGGGTTCTCCGGGATTGCCAGTGTGTCAGAGTCTGAACTCAATACGTTGTCTCTAATAACTGAATCCACGTACAGCGTGTAAACACCATCGGGAATAGGGTACAGTTGGATCTGTACATCACCATTACCGTCCAGTCCGTCTACAAAAGTGTACTTATTCGGTGACTGAGATAAAGCAGTATTTAGCAGGTTCTGCTTGTCAAACCACTCGTTAGTCTGGTATAAGACCTCCCAATCGGAGGTGTCGTTCCAAACGTTCAGAATCTCCCCATCATGCCCGTAGCCGGTCAGGGAGTAGGTGTCGTCATCCGCCGCAGTATTGATGGTGATTCGGCTTCTCAGTTCTGTCCACTCGTGCGCCGCAGCAACGAGCACCCTGGCGTCATTCACAAAGTCGCCAATCATGGTGCTGTAGTCTGTCTCTGATACAGTAGCCACCGTGTTCTCTCGAAGCCTTCTCAGCACTGCGTTGACTAGGTTTAAGTAGGTCATCAGATCATACCTTGAAATAAACTTTTCTGAATGATTCTGTCAAGCTGAATCATCGGGTCTGTTGGGTCATAAATCACGCTTCTCGGTGCTTGCAGGTCGTATCCCAGGCCTCCCATGTACGGACTCGAATCAAATAGTCCTCCACCGCCTCCTCCACCGGACCCTCCACCGGATCCTCCACCGGACCCTCCAGTGCTGAATGGGGAGTCTTGGCTTTCAGTGGCTCCACCACCGCCATCGCTAGCATCAAGAGGGATAACAGGACCATCTCCGTCGCTAGTGTCGAGAGGGATAACAGGACCATCTCCGTCGTCGCGAAGATCAAGAGGGATAACAGGGCCATCGTTTCCGTCAGTATCGGGAGGAATAACAGGACCACCGCCTCCGTCAGTAAGCGGTGTTTCGTCTGGTGTATCTGAGCCAGATGGGGTGTCGGTAAATCTCGGCTCGTCATCCTCTTCATCAATAATGGGAGGCTGTTCCGTAGCCGGCTTGTCGTCCTTATCTTCTTCCTCGTCGGGTGCTTCGCCACCCAGTGGTGGTTTGATTTGATCCGGCTTATCAGTTGTTGGTTCGCCAGTAATCAGTTCATCAACAGGCTGATCGACGGATGGCGTAAGGTCGGCCTGCTCGCTAACAGCGTCCAGAGGCGTCTCAGGGGCTTCTGGGGGCGTGTTGAGAATATCTACCACTTCACCAAGGATGGCTCCTGTCAGCCAAGCGTTGTCGTTCAGGAAGTCCTCAGCAGGACCGCCGTAGATGGTCCCGATGATATTCCCTGCGGCATCGAGTATGTTTCCGTCACCGCTTACTGTGCCACCAATCTCCTCAAGAATGCCTTCAGCTTGGTCTATCAGCTTTTCAGGCAGGGATTCAACCTTCTCCCATACACCCTGAACAGCTTTCCTGATCGCAGTGCCGGCAGTGATATTTCCGTCCTTATCCTTTAGTTCAATCTCAAAGATGCCTAATGGTCCTGGCAATCCGATGTTGCCGATGAGGTCGATAGATCCGTCGCCGTTCACTCGTGTACCGAGACCGCCACCCCGAAGCATCTGTTCTTCCAGCCATTTCATGAGGCGGTCTTCGATGGGGGTAGACGCCGTTCCCTTCAGCTCCTCGAATATATCCCTTGCCTGACCTTGGAAGCTGTTGAGCAGGGATTCCTCATCCAGACCCGAGAGGTCGCCGTCAGTCAAATCCTGATCGACAATGTTCGGGTCTTCGATCTGTGAGTCAATAGCGCCCACGGAGTTCTGCTCGGACTGATTTGCCAACATTCCGCCACGACCAAACTCCGGTGCCAGAGACGGATCATTGGCTATTAGATAGTCTTTCTGTTCGTCTGACAGGTGAGCGAATCGTTGTCCAGCATTCGTCCTATCACCGTTCTTTAGCCACCAGTCGAGTGCGCCCTTGTTCTCCACGGCGGGTTCGTCCGAGTAGATAGGCTCCAGTATAGACTCGTCTTCAGGCGCTTCAGGCACTTCAGGCACTTCAGGCACAAAGTCTGTATAGTCTTCTGTCGGAGGCCCGCCAGGGAGTGGCCCGTCGTCGAGCGAAGGCTGCGGTGTCGGGTTCGGAGGCGTCGGTCCGGTATTCGGCGGCTCGTCCTCAAACCTTGGCTGATCCCTGTAATTTGCCTGAACAGAAATAAAGTGATCGACGTTTGGCCGAATAAACGAAGGGACATCCTCAATGTTCAGCGCCCCCGAAATAACGCCTTTCCCCCAGCTCCTTATCGCATCCCCAAGACTCTCGGTGAGAATTGACCCCGCGCTATTGAGAAAGCCGGGGTATAGGTCTTCTGCAGAACCGCCTTGGCCGGGAAATATTCCACCAGTGCCAGGGGCGCTGTTATCTGTCAGGAGGCCGTTCTGCCACGGGCCGCTGGGTCGCACATTGTAGTTGCTTACAGCCGCCCACGCATCCTCCGGTCTCATCGGGGGCGGTGTTAAGTCGCCAATCCAACTCACCAGTTACCTCCAGCAGCAATAGCTCCGCCTAGACGAACGCCCAGCCAGTATATTCTTGCCTTCCACGCGGGAACGCCTCGTTCGATCAATGCCAATCTAAAATACTCGTCACAAATCTTTCTGGTCTCAAACCTTCGAGAGTACATATGGTCGTGGAATACTGCCGGCTTCCTCGATCTACCAGTCTTGCTAAACAGGTTTCTCAGGCCAATAGGGATTGAGGCTAGGTCAGTCTCAAACCCTCTAGGCACGAGATATACGCCTCCGGGGAGGTCGTCGTGATGCCACATAACATCCTCAGTTACC